TATAAAAGCAAATTTGGAAGAAGTTAATTTCCAAATTTACTAAAAAATTTAGAGATAACTCTACCTAATCAACTATTCGTTGACACTTAAGAAAGTGGGTAAATAGATTTATGTCATTGCGGACGGTGACACAAATTAAATTGCAGTAAATCTAATTTGTGCATTATAGGAACCAGAGTTTGCACCTTCAAACAACAATCTAAGAGTATAGATGTCGGTTCCATTGGAAGCTATGAAGCCCATGCCACTTAAAGCTGTCGAAGTTAGAGAGCTTGAAGTGCCACTGAGTTCGAAAGTCGACTCATTGGCTTGATAATTAGCACCATTTTGGTAGACATAACATGCCATACCAAGGATTTGAACATCAAATCCCATGGTCATAGTCCAATCATAAGTGTAATTTCCGGCGGGCAGTTGGAACGATCCTCCAGTATTGACAATCCCTAAAAGATTGACAATAGGAGTTTCAAAAGGTATGATGAGAGGATTAGTAACACCAAGATCTTGAATGGATCGAAACCAAGCGACGGAATTGTTAACAGGTGCTTGAGCTACATTATCAAGCACAGGTACACTCAGTTCAATTTTATAGCGGACATGAACTGAGCCCAAAACAAAGGAAGAGGCATTGACTCCAGAAGAGCCAACAAAAACATTACCACAATCATACGTTTTAATATCTGATGCAGATGGTAATCCTCCAGGTCTAACAAATTTAGGAACTCCTTTTGGGTGGAGTTTAGAACAATCCAGGATTAATGACTGACGTTCGTATGGCATTTTAGTTGAATGCGGAATACAATCCGTCTGTTGAATGTAAGTCATTGGTGCAGGATCAGAGGCATTGTAGTCAGCTGAGAAAATCAATTCTCCAGTCTGACCCCCAGATGCATAAGCACTAACTTGAGGAATGAAATAAATCTCAAGATAAAGAAATTTATAGTACTCATACAACTGAGCAGTCTTGGAAGCCCAAGGCAAAAAGGAAGATTGACCAGGATTCATCGGCCATTGAGCTACTTGTGAGTAGTCAACACTACCAGAAGATCTAATAATTGCGATAGTTTCATCATCACTGATTATGGAGCTTTTAGGATTAAAACCTCCCTTCCCAAGACTTTTAGGAAATGCTGGTGGCACTTTTTCACCACCAAGATTGTTTCTAGGTTTACGATTTCTTCTCTTACGTTGTGTCTGTTTAGGTGGTTGGATCTTAAGTGTAGATTCCAATCTTTGAATAAGAGAATTC